GCTAGCTTTGAAGGTATGGTAAACATATGTGAATTAACTAAATGCCGTAAATTTTCAAAAGCCAAAGATGCTGAAAGGCTTTAACCAAAAGGTAAATAGGTTCGGTCATTGGTTAGTGGGTACCAATGCGTCAACACTATCCTATCGGTAGCAATGTTAATACCTAACCCTTTATTTGTTAAATATACGAAACACGGTAAACCTGTATTATTCCTTATTTTAGGAAAGTGATTCGTAAGATGACCTGATAATAATGCAGGTACGGGATGTTGGAAAAAGCCAATGCCAGACTGTAATGGTCTGGATACAGACTTATGTCTGATTGCGAAAGCAAGCCCACTTCCAACTGGTGCTTTATGGCAAGATAATTTATAGAACCTTTTAATGAGAGAAAGCAAATGACAAATTTGAATTTATCTATATCAAATATTGGTGCACTTTCAGCTAAAGATGCTGATATTAAATGGGAAGAAATGACCACTAAATATCAATCTTCGGTAAAGAGGTTACAAATACGTATTGCTAAAGCTACTTTAAATGGTAACCATGGTAAGGCTAAATCTTTACAATGGTTACTAACTCATTCTTTTGACAGCAAAAGTTATTGCTGTCAAAAGAGTAACTTCCAACAAAGGCAAAAACACTGCTGGAGTTGATAAGGTAAAATGGTTATCTTCTCTATCAAAGATTAAAGCCATTTCTAAACTTAATCGCCGTGGATATAGAGTATCTCCTCTAAAGAGAGTCTATATTCCCAAGAAAAATAAAGGTGAAAGACCTTTAGGGATTCCAACAATGAAGGATAGAGCTATGCAGCCATTACACCTAATGGCTCTTGAGCCAGTTGTGGAATCAACAATGGAACCAAATTATTATGGTTTCAGACCCTTTAGATCTACTGCCGATGCCATTGAGCAATGCTTTATTTGTCTAGCAAGAAAAGCGTCAGATCAATGGATTCTTGAAGGCGATATAAAATCTTGTTTTGATGAAATTAGTCATGACTGGCTAATTAACAATATTAACATGGATAAACAAGTTTTAAATAAATGGCTTAAATCTGGCATAATTGATAAAAGAAAGTTTTATCCTACCAATAAGGGAACTCCGCAAGGAGGGATAATTTCTCCTATATTGGCTAACCTTGCTTTAAATGGCATGGAAGCTCTTTTTAAAGATTTTCCATTAAAACACAAAGTAAATGTAATTGTCTATGCAGATGATTTCATTATTACTGCTAAATCAAAAGAGATTTTGCAGGAGTTGGTAAAGCCAAGAATAGAATCATTTCTCAAAGAAAGAGGATTGAAACTATCTCAGGAGAAAACATCAATAACCCATGTTGATCAGGGTTTTGATTTTCTCGGATTTAATATTAAAAAATATAAAGGAAAATTACTTATTAAGCCGTCAAAAAGTTCTATTAAGGATTTTCTTAATATTGTTCGAGATACAATCAAATCTTATAAAGAAGCAAAGAAAGAAGGTTTAATATATTTGCTCAATCCTAAAATTAGAGGATGGACAAATTATTACCGACACGCTGTTTCAAAGAAAACTTTCAATTATATTGATCATCATATTTTTCAGTCATTGGTTAGTTGGATAAAGCGAAAACATCCAAAGAAAAGCTTAGCATGGTCAGGAAATAAATATTTCCGTCATGAAGCTTCTAGAAAATGGATATTTTCTGCTAAAATTAAACATCAGGGTAAAATTAAACATCTTGATCTAATCCATGCTGCGAAAATGCCAATTATTAGGCACATTAAGATCATAGGGAATGCTAATCCTTATGATCCTAGCTTTAGAGAATATTTTTATAATCGTAAGATTAAGAAAATGATTTCAGCTAAAATAGCCAATTATAATTTTGATAAAAAGACCCATAGAAAAAGTAGCTGGGTTTACAATTAATAGCTCTATAAGTGCTTGAGCCGTGTGCGGTGAAAGTCGCAAGCACGGTTCTTAGGAGGGGGAGTGGCAGTAATGCCACTTTCCTATCCGACTTTAGACATTTGTAATTTCAATATTTTCTAATGTTATTTTTTCGCCTGATTTCAGGAATGAACCTTCTAAATCTATGGTAATTTTTCCTCGATTAATATCGCCAACTACCACTTGATCAACTTCAAATCTAGGCTCCCAAATAAATAATGACTCAACAATATCGAGATAAATTTCTGCGATTAACTCACCATTAATTGGTCGATCAATTTTATTAAAAAGATTAGAACCATAATCTCTTCTCATTGTCCTTGAGCCAATTGGAGTAGTTAAAATATTGGCAATAGATTGCTTTAAGTGATTAATCTCTGATATTTCTTTGCCATCATTAATATTCATACTGATTTTACCTTACTTGATCCTGATATTATTGGCCACTGCCCAGCAGAAGATCCTGCAGAAATATCTACTAAATCTCCAATCCTAGCAACTCCTTGTCCTCCAGTATCACCAAGATCAGTGTCACCTTTTAAAGTAATTTGTGATGCTTCAATATTGGCATTGCCTATAACCTTAATTGTAACATCTCCTTTGAGATCTAAATCCAAAGTTCCAGATGAAACATTAAAGCTTATTTTTGAGCCATCCTGATAGGTGATTGACTTGATATTTTGATCAGAATTGCTGGCATTATTTTTATAAAAAGAAGGCAGAATTACTGCCTGACTTAAATCTCCTGATGGTGATAAAATAATTACTTGCTCATCAATTTCTGGCGGATTCCAACTATTATTGCTTCCACTATTAGAATTTGCCCAAGGTAAAAAATCAGTTTCTAATTCACCAATTTTAACTCTGGCTTTAGCTGTCTGAACATTAATCTCAAAAATAGTGCCAATTCTAATAATATTTGAGAGCCTTTTAGCAAGATCAGATAAAGCATAACCATCTTGTTCATCAAATATCATTTTTCTTAAGCTTCTTATCAGATTTATTTTCTTTTGGAACATCAGGAATTTTACGAGCTCTAATTGCTTTTCCTGTTGTTAAAAGAGGAGTCGCTTCTTTTTCTTCAATCTCAATAATCTGATCTTTTTTATATTTTGTGTGATTAGAAATTATTTTTATCTTCATTTTACAAGTTACTTTCAATTTCTGTTATTGGAGTTCCACTATTTTACTCATAAATTATTTATTTTTTAATTGAATGAGTTGCAAATTACTCGGCCTTACGGCCTGCGTCATTTGTCAGGTTGTTTTACTTCAGTTCGATAAATCACTGAATATGTTAATCTGACTGCTCCATAAATTTTACTTCCTTCAATAGAGTAATCTACTTCAGTTGATTTTAGCTTTATCAAATCAGCTTTTCTGGTTTCAGTTTCAAATCCATCTAAAGCAGACTCAATTTGCTCGGCAATATTATCTAATTTTTGATCAAATTCATCACCACCTAAAATAACAGCTTCAATGGCAATTTCTAATTCTCTTTTAAGGGGCACATAACCATCAATATTATATTGATCTTCAAGAATATTTTCCTGCTTTGAGTAAACTAATATTACAGGTAAAAATTGATCAAAAAGAGGCTTTGCTCTATTGCCATAAACATTACTTCCAGCATCAGTTTTATCCTTTAGCTGATTAATTATAGCATCTCTAATTATTTGCCTCTTGTGACTCATGTAAAACTAGTTTTTTACTTCCTGGAATATGAGTTTGAACATCAATAATTTGATAATCTTTACCATCAATTTCGATCTTATCACCTTGATTAATTTTCGGATAATAATCAGGCAAATCAGCATTTCTGATAAAGATTGCAATTTCATTTGAGCTAATATCAGCCTCAGTTGCCTTATTGCTTACCTCCTGATAATTCTCATGGAAATCACCATTAATTTCAAAGGGTGCAAATTGATCATTAGCAGGAGTAATTGTTGCAATATTGCCAAAAATCTGAATTGATGGCTTATTTACAAAACCATCAAAATCAAACATTTGGCAGATTGTTTATGTCATTATTATCAACAATCGCTTCATCAGAATTTTCAGGTAAATCAATTATTTCATTTGAATCATCATCTGCCTTTTTATCATCTTTTTTATCAGATTTATTTTTCTGATCTTTGGAAGATGATTTTTTGTTATTGGCAGGTTTTTGATTCTTATCATCATTTTTACTTTTCTTATCTTCTGATAGGTCAGTTAGATTATTCAGTAAAGATTTTGAAACATTGCCAGATACAATAATAATTTCTTCACCTTGCTTAAATTGCACTGGCTCAAGAACTGTATAAATATCCTTTGATTTTTGCTTTAATGAAGATTGTCGAATGCTGGCTTGAGAGCTAGAAAGTTTTAAAACTGTTCCAACTCCCAAAATTGCAATATGACCTGTTACTTTATAATTTTTGCTCATAGTTTTTTCTTAATTATGATTTAATTAACTGAGTAAGGCATGCATGTTGCCAGAAGCCATAACCAACATTTCTCCAAGTATCGACACCATACCAATGTTTATCATGCTTAAATTCTAATTCAGAACCTTCGGCAATTGCTTTTAGTTGCACATTCTTTTCTTCTTGGCGAATAAATGGTTTAACTGAGCTATCAGTTCTAAAAATAGCAAACTTATCTGACCAATTTAGCCTTGGATTTTGACTGATAGAAATATCAACCTCATCTAAAACTTTTACCATATTAGTTGAACCACCAACAGTTAGCGGAACAGCGATGGCAGATTTTGCCAAATACCATAAAGAGGTTGGAACAACTACTAAGAATTTTGAGGCATTTTCATTCATAGGTTCACCTTGATCATCTTTAAATGATAGAACTTGCTGAATAGTTTGTAATATCGCAATTCTAAGAGCGGCCTCACTTGGTAAGTTAACATCGCCAACTGCACCACCATCAATTTGATTAGCAAGAGATGTTAGGTCGATTTGAATCTTATTACTTTGAACTCCGCTATTTCCAGTTTCATGATCAGTATCAAAATAATAATTTCCATCATAACAAATATTGCTTTCGCCATTGATGATTAATTTTGATAAAAGCTGAGCCCAATGCGAATTGGTACGATCAGCTAACTCATTAATTCTAACCTCAATCTGGCCAGTTTTATCACGCCTTAAGTCAACCACAGGAATTTCTAAAGTTGCCTCAAAATGTTTGTTTTCAATAGTAAGACCATTAGTGGTAAAGCCTTTGGCTTGTCTGCCACCAACCCAGTTTCTCATAACTGGCGATTGACCAAGCCATTTATAAGTTTCTGATTCTTGATCAGAGGTAAAATAATTTGAAACTGCCTCAACCCAAGCCATGCCTGATTTTTGATTTAGTCTCTTGTAATAACGGCCAATAATAGCCCTTGATGATAATTCTGCTAAACTCATGATATTTTCTTTAAATTGATTGTTATTAGATTTAAGCTGGAGTCACTCTTGCTGCGTCAAAATCAACGATGACTTCATCGCCTAATTGATGCCTGATAATTTGACCGATATAAACTGATGAAGTATTGGATAGGGTAAATGTATTATCATCAGTGGCATAAATGCTTTTGCCAACATCAGTTAAGGCAGCACCACTTAATTCCAAAGTGACATTTCCTCTTCTTTTGACTCTGATATTTTTTTCTCCATCAGAAGCATTAGTTGCGTCGATATTATCCTCAGCAAAGCCCAGGAATTTATCACCAACTTGCAAATCCCTGACATAACCAGAAGCAACTTCTAAACCGACAGCAGCACCCTGATAAATTAATTCACCGCCAAGAACAGGAAATTCATTAATATCTCCTAATTCGTAAACTCTATTTGTATCTGTTGTTAATTTTGTCATGATTTTCCTTATTTATTGTTTGATAAAATTCTTACCTGTCCGCTTTCATTTGCTTTGGCAAAGGCAAAATAAGCGTCAAAATCCTCACCAAATTCAGCTCGAATTTTAGCATTAGATTCCCATATCGATTTAGCTCTGGTTTCAAGAGGTGCATCTTTTGGAATTTGCTTTTTCCCTGAGTCAGATTTATCAATATTTGGCTCAATTTTAGGGATTTCTTCTTCTGCCTTTTTTGTATTAGCTAAATAATCTGAAGCTTTGTTTTTTTCTGCTGCGATAATTTTTAGAGCTAATTTTTCAGCAGTAATTGATCCATCTTTTTTGGCTTCCTCAATTAAATCCTCATGACCAGGTAAAGCAGCAGATTCAATTGCAAGAATTCTATCTCGCTCTTGCTTCTTGCCAGTTTCAACACCTTCATTAAAAGCTGACTTTTTAATATCTTCTGATACTTCTTGTATAATAGCAGAAGTAACATCAGGAAATTCTTTTTTGATGTAATCGGCAGTTATTTCCTTTTTGGAAATACCTGCGTTAGTTTGATTTTCTTTATTGCTCATAATCTGATTATTTATTGTTATTGATTGATTTTGTTGATTTAAAAGATTTAAAACCTCCTCATAAGTTCCAAGCGCGTCAGCCATATTTCGCTTAACTGCTTCTTTGCCAATCACTACACCACCACCTCCAAAATCTGCTTTGATAATTTCTGGAGTTATATATCGGTATTTGGCAATGGATTCAATGAAAGTAGATTCAAGGTCATCTAACTCTCGCCTTATTTCTGCTAAACCTTCCTTGGTTTTGGGATCGGGTCTTTTTAGATTTGCATTACTTGAAACGATCTCGATATTTTTATAGCCATCCATATCAGGTTGTTCTTGAACTGGAATTGTTGTTACAACTCCAATTGACCCAACTAAAGCGGATGGATTAACAAATATCTTTGTCGAGGCACTTGCTAACCAATAAGCAGCTGATGATCCATTTCTACCAATGTATGAGTAGATTGGCTTTTTTGATCTTGCTTTAAAAATCATCTCAGCCATTTCATAAGGGCCAACTGCAACACCACCAGGAGAATCAATATCTAAAAGAATTGAAGTCACATCATCGCTATTTAAAGCCTCATTGAAATCTTTGGCTAAATCTTCAAGTGAAGTACCGCCAGCAAATAAGCTAAAAAGGGTTGTTCTGGCTGTTATTACTCCGTGAACTGGAATAATTGCCGTACCATCTCTTATTGAAACCGATCTGCTATTATTTAATGGCTTTTCTGATCTGGTAGAAAGTGATTCTTTTGATATCGCTTTCAAATAATCAGGTTCAATTGCCCAATATTTACTTACTTTTAGAGGAATATTATTCATGATTTTTATTATTATTTGTTAATTCCGTGTCGTTTTGATTATCATCGTTTATAATTCCTGCCTTCTTTTTAAGATAATATTCTTTCAAAATTTGTGGATATTTCCGATCCCAATCTCCACCAGTTAAAATTGCGGTTTCTTCAGCAAGAGTAGATATTCCAATCGATACTCTTTTTTCTGCCGCTTTCACTTCTTTTAACTGATCTATTTGACCTCTTGGTGACCCAATCCATTGTGAGCCAAGGTAGGCATTCTTAACAATTTGATTTTGAAAAAAGCCTGGTGCCTTAAGCAATCCTTTAGCAATAGCTTCACTAATTACTATTTCATAAACTGGCTGACAAAGCTGAATTGCTAACCAGCTTCTTCTAGCTGAAAAAAACTTCCATGCTTCAACAAGAGCTGCTTGAGCTGCTGAGTAACTTGCTGTGAAATGTTTAATTAAAATCTCAAAAGGCAGTTCTAAAGCTACGCCAACTTGCCGAAGTATTGCTTGCACAAAAGGATCAAAAGCTTGATTTGGTCTTTTAGGATCAGCGATTTCAATATTCTCGTTGGGTTGCAAATCAAGAATTGCACCTGGTGCTAATTTGTAATCACCATCATCTCTTCTTCCTCCCACTTCATCGAGTGGCGTCATTGGTGATAAACCTTCCTCATCTTCTGATTTAACAAAAACAGTAAACATGGCAGATATTACCGCTGACATAATTTCTGCTTCGGTGTAGCGATCTAGCTGTTTTAAGCTTTCAATAACTGGAGCAAGATAAGGAACTCCTCTTGTTAATCCTGGTCTAATTCGGTTAAAAATATGAAATACCTGCCTATTATCATATTTATCAAAAGCAGGGATTTTTACATATTTTTTGCTTTTTTCAGATTGGTAATCATCTGGATGATGATTGCAAATATTATAAGCAATCGGTGCTCCATTATTATCAACCTCAACTCCAGCTATTAGCTTTTCGGTGTTAGTTTTATAATCAGGATTAGAAACTCGATCTGCTTCAACTAACTGTAAGCTAAGATCAATTAACTTATTTGACCTAGGGATAGTTCTTTTAATGATAAAAATATCCCCACTTTCTAAAACCGATCTTAAAATCAAATTTTGAATTTCACTAAAAGTCTGAGATCTAGTAATATCACAATCGGTATTTTCTGCCCAATTTCTAAAAATTCGTTCAGCATTTCTTTCAAATTTATCAAATTCAGATTCATTTTTAAAAAATGGCTTTAGAACTTCACGATCAATATGAGATTGAACTTTTAAGCCAGTTCCAACCACATTGGTCACAACTGTATTTACAGCGCCACATGCCAGAGGTGCATTTCTAATTAAATCACGAGATCTTTCTCTAAGTGCAGGTAAATCAGGCAATGTAACATTATCGGCAGATCCGTCCGTGATATCCCAACTTTTGGTTTGTCTGCGATCACGCCTTGCACCAACATATCCTCCAGCAATAGAAAGTCTTGCTCTGGCTTCTAATCTTTTTAAACCTTTTTCAGGGCTAAAATAAGATATGGTTTTATCTAGCCAGTTATCAGAAATTCTTAATTTTTTGCTCATGTTGGAGTAATTCCTCTTATTCTAATTCCGCCTCGTTTTTTTCTTTTAATTTGAACCAAAAGTCGCTTTTCTCTTTGTTCTAAAATTGCCAAATCTGCTTTTTTGACTCTTTGGCCATTATAGCTTGCTTCCTGAGCATTATTTAAAACATCCGAGATGGCTTGCTGTACTTCTGTTAGTTGTTCTTCTAAAGATTTCATGAGGCTAATTTATTCCTTTGCTACGAACTCGTCTTATTCGTGAAACTCTGGTAGTTTTCTGAGTTTGAATATCGGGCTCAGATTCACGAAGAGGGATTTCAGCTAATTTGGCAGCAAGCTTGTTTAAATCTAATTTCCAATTTCTAACTAAACCACGTAGTGCTGCAAAAGCATAAACTCTACAATCTAAACCTTCAGTTGCCTGTCCTTCTTTTCTTGGTTGCCAT